GGTACTTTCTTTGAGTATAGACCTATATATTATTACAATGCGTTCTTTGATGACGATCCGTTTTTGCCTATGGCAATAACCTATCCGCTACTCCTCCCTGTAAACGACATATCAGAAACTGGAAAATTAGAATATGCTTATTGGGATGACGTTCATTACGCCCAATATGATGAAGATGGAAATATAACTATGCAATATGAGCATGGGTTTGGGATGTTACCATTTGTATTTACACATAGAGAAGATCAAATAGACTCACATTTTGTAGAAGGTGCTAACGATATTGTAAATGTAAACGAGCAAGTAAATATAACGATGACTGAAATGCAACTTGGATTAAGGTTTCAAATGTTCGGACAGCCAGTAACTACAGGTGCAGATATAGATGTAAACACTATTAGAACAGGATCAGATAGTATATTAGGTTTACCAGAAGGTTCTTCTTTTGATATTGTATCTCCAGAGGGTGATATAAATGCAGTTATTGAAAATGTAAAGTTTCAAATAGAACTTGTTGCATCTAACAACCATTTAATGATAAATTGGGCAGAGCAAGGTGGCGAAATGCCATCAGGTGTCAGTCTTATGATTAAAGACTTAGAAAGAACAGAGGATTACTATGATGATCTTGAGTTGTTTAGAATGTATGAAGAGGAGTTTTTTATTGTTGAAAAAGCAGTTGGTCAAGCAAATAATATCAATCTTCCTAATAAGTTTGGTGTTAATTTTGTTGAACCTGAATATCCTCAGTCAATCCAAGATCAAATTGCTTGGAATACTTACAGACTAAGTAATAATTTAACAACAAGACCTAAATTGCTTAACGAAATAAATACAGACTTGTCTTTAGAAGAAGCCGAACAAATAGTTAATGATAATGCGGCAGTTAATCAAGAAATATTGAATGAGCAGAATAGAACTTAAAGTAAATAACTTAAATTTTGCTAAATTATTTAAGAATTTAGATAAAATAATAGGTGCAGACTCACAATTAAGAGCAAAAATTGTTGCAAAAGCAGCAAAGCAAAACATAAAGTCTGGAAAATTCAAGCCTTTATCCGAAACAACAAAAAGAATTAGACGAGAAGGCTTATCAGGACACGCTAGAAACTTCAAAACTACAAGTGAAAAACCATTAATACACACAGGAAGGCTTCTAAATTCTATTAAAGCAGTAGATGGAGGTGTATCTATGCTAGAATATGGTAAATATCACTTAAAATATCAACAAATAAGACCTAATAAGTGGACTAAGGCTATGGAAAAAAGAAATATATTACTAGATTTTGCGCCAGTTCAAGCTAGAAACTTCTTACCAATAACAGGAAAAGGCAATTTTACAAATAATGTAAAGACTGAATTTAAAAAATTAAATAAAAACCTATACAAGAACATAAGAAGGTTTTTAAAAGACTAGGAGTCATATGGAAGAGCTTATAGAGCTTATGAAGAAAAAGTTAGCAAGTTCTGATGAAAAGCTAACTAAATTAGAGATCATAATGATCACCTACCTATTAAGAGTGGACACAAATATTAAAAAACTCATCAAAGAAACAAGTCAAAATACCAGATTTTTAAAAATTTTAGAAGAAGAAACTCGACCTTCAGACGAAGTTATAGCAGATGTTCCTATTCCTTATGATGTTTACAGACAGATATGCGAGGACTGCGATATAGATAGTATAACTTTTATGGGCGTTGCTTAAGCTCTCTAAATTTAGCCTCAAAACAATTATCAGTAGAGTCAAACTCTTTAAGTACATAACCATTTACTTCGTCATACTCGAAGTCATCTAACTGCCAGGAACACATAAAACCTTCACTATCATATGTTTCTTCTATTCTAGGATAGTAACAATTTAAGCACTCACTTACTGAGATAGTACCAATAACAACCATTAACCATGTAGCAAATATCATTTCATCTCCCTTTCTCTACGTTCCAATTCTGCATACCATTCTTCTCTAGCTTGACCTGTGCGTCTACCTAAAGGCTCTAAACCTACTTTTTTAGCTCTTTGTTGCCTCTTGTACGACTCTAAACTTTTTTTTCTGTTCTTTGCGCGTTGTTCTGGCGATACTTCTTTCTTATATCCACGTTTTATGGCGTTATTTAAGCTTTCTCGCTCCTTTTTAGCCTTTACTCTAGGTTTATCATTACTTACATCTCTTTCAGGCAATTCTGAGGTAATTTCATAGTCCATAACTTCGGCATCTTCAATATTACTCATATTTATAAACTTTTCGTATGGACTTTCATTCTTGATACTAATACGCTTAACAAGCTTACCTGACATTTCTGCCCATAACCTCATAGCAGATACGTTACCTAGCTTAGCTTCTCTAAACGCGGCATCCATAACCTGCGTCATCTTAAAACCTGATGTACTCATATACTTAGTATACACAGCTTCATTAAAACCTGCATCATTCTTCCAGGTCTTAAGCGTAGTAATTCCAATACCACAAGCATCTGCAACTGCCGCCAAAGACGCATTAGGTTCTTCAGCCAACATTTGCATAGCTCTATCTTTAACTTCTTTTTTAATTAATTTAGGCATAGTCAAATATAGAATTTTTTTTGACAAAATTACAACTTGTTTTAAGGACTTGACTCATTTTGACATATTTGTGAGTTTTGGTATCTCTCCAATACCTTTTTTGCCTATACGCCCCTATGCACGAAATGCACGATCCTGGAGTAAATACTCACTTACTTAGCAAGTAAACACTTACTTACCATAAATTGAGTTACCTGGATCACTTAAAGTGATACTTTAACCATACAAATTAAAAAAATAGACAAATTACTTGCAATTATAAGTGGAGCGATCGTACTAAATAAACACATTTTAAAAAGTAAATAAAGACATTTAAAAAGATATATTAAAAGATATTTAAAACGCTTAAAAAGCTATTTAAAATGAATTATTATTGTTTATTGTGTTATATATAAGAAGTTGCATTAATGCCGTCGCATTTTAGCTATTTATTAAACTTTTTTCACGTCATAAAAATAAAAAAATAAAGTTTTATTTAAAAAAAAGTTGCTTTATATATATATTTATTATTTAACTTATGTATATAATAAAAATAACAATAAATGAAAGGACTTAAAACAATGACTATTAAAGAACAAATAAAACAAGACATATTACAAAAAGGTTATTTTAATAACAAATTAACTGACTTTGGATTCAATTTGTGGAGGCATTTCATATATGGTGATTTTTCAGAAAAAGATTATTTAAAAAGTTTAGAAATGCAAAAAGAAACAAATAAAAAGAAATTAATTCAATTTGTAATATTTAATTATGTTTCAATTATAGCCGAGCAATATAATTGTTCTTATGGTTATGCACAAAAAACTTTAGTTTCTCTTTTTGGCATTCAGTCATTAAACACTATTAATGATGAATTAATTGATGAATTAATGCAATTAGGTAAATAAAGAAAGGATTAAATCAATGAATAAAAAAGAATTAGAAATGTTTATTTTATCGGATAAATACAACTTATTACAAGATAAAGAAAGTTTAATTATATACACATTAAAAAAGTATTATTACAAGCTTAAAAACATATTTAGAAAGGCATAAAATGAAACACTTAATAATTAAAACACTATTAACAATATTTTTCTTAATTGCTTTGAGTGGTTCAGAACATTTAATAGTTTATCCTATTGCGATAATATGTTTTGGCATCGCTTACAAGCTTGACACTAACAAAAGATATTTCTTATAAATTGAAAGGATAATTTTAAAATGAATAAAACAAAATTAAATAATTTAATCAATGAAGGATATAAAGCAAAATTGATATTAAAAGCTAATAAAAAGTTTACTAATATGAATTTACAAGCAATATTACAAAAACAAGATTGTAATATTATATATCCAATTTATTACAATCATATAAAAACATTACTAAATAAAAATCAAATTGACTTTATTAATAATTATAATTTAGCTAAAAATTTAAAATTTAATGATTTAGTTGATCTTAACATCAAATCAAAAAACTTTACAATTAATAAGCAAGAAATGCAATTATTGACTATGTATAAAGCAATAAAAAACAAAGAATATTTAGAACAAAATTAATTATAAAATAGAAAGGATAACTTATAATGGAGATTCAAAGAATAGAAATAATGTGCAGTAACACAAATTCTAAATGTAAAAAATGTGAAAATAAAAGTAATTATCATATTTTAGATTGGAAACATTCCGAAGATAATTATAATACATCTCAATTTTTTAATAATGATATTTATTATAATTTATGCAATATTTGTATTAAGAAATTAGAAAATCAATTAATAAAACTTTAATTATAAATAAAAAGGATAATTTTTAAAATGAAAAACATAATGACAAAAGCACTTAAAAAAATAGGCAAAAATAAATTCAGATATACTGAATTTCAAAACATTATTTGGCAAATTAATAACAATAAAGGCAAAGCCCCAAGAGGTTATTATTGTACAAATATAACAGAAATGAAACGATTAGGAATTATAAAACAAGATAATAATAAAAAATATTATATAACCAAAAGAGGCTTTAAAAACATTGAAAAACCTTATAAAAAAGGCTATGATTTTTTTATTGAACAAAATAAAAAACTATCTAAAACATTAAACAAAACATTTCATGAACTAAATAGAATTAAATATTCACAATTAAATGATGTTAATGACAAACAATGTATAGATGCTATTGAATACCTATTTGAGCAAGGTTTTGTTGATGAAATGACAACAGATAAAAGATATTATACAAATATATTATTAAATAAAGTTGCTAATGTTTTAGGCATAAAATTAGTTAGATAACATATTTTAACAATTATAAATAGAAAGGATAATTAAAAATGAATTATACAGAATTTACAAAAGAATGTTTCAAGCATTCAAAATTGTACAATAATGATCAAGTATGCAAAGAACTTGAATTGTTAGGACTTTATGACTCATCATATAAAAATGATACTTGTCCAAGTTTTACTTTAGAAATAGATGATGATAAACACATTCAATTATTTTTAGCTAATAGTGAAAATGACAACATAGATAATGAAGAGTTTAATTCAAGTGTATTGTCTTATAATGATGATGAAAATAATATATATGAATATATATTTGAATCTGAAGATATTTGGATCATTTGGAGTGTTATAAAATCAAACTTTAAATATAAAGCACCAACAAAAGAAACTTCTTTATAAATAGAAAGGAAAAAAATGTTAGATGAAATTAAAAGACTATTAAACGACTACCTTGATGAGGTTAAAAACGATGATAAACCTATTAACCTTAAAGAACAACACATAAACGAAGGTATTGTTGAAGGTATAGAGTATAGTATAAAAACTATAGATGTCGTTGCAAATCAGTATAAAGAAATACCCATTTTTAAAGGTACACTTAAACAATTAGATGAATTATAAAAACACTTAATAATTTTTAGAAAGGATAAACAATGAATAAACAAAATACATATAAAAAACTTAAAAAAGAATTTGAGGCGGCACTAACCGATTCCAGGGTTTGGAATGACGGAGCAATGTTGTTAAATGACGTGGCAATATTCGACATATTAGAAAATGTATTTGAGGAGGAAAAATGAAAGAAGCATTGTGCGACACTTGTTACGAATCAAAAGCAAGTATATCGGAAGGAACAGAGTTGTTTTGTTCAACTTGCTATGTTAAAAAACTAAAAGATGAAGGAGATTATGATGAAAATGACTTTTGGTACTAAATCAGATGAGATGACTGATATGGACTTAATATTATGTGAATATCAAACTAAATTTTACGAATTACTAAAAATATGTTTAGATATAGATCATAATTCTAATCCATCATATATCAAATCACAGATAGATCAATTTAAAGAAAAATGGTATATTGATGAATTATAAAATTGATAAATATTTTACTTTTATACTTATAATTATTATTATAATTTTAATAACTAATTTAAGTATGTTAGTATTGATTTACGATATAATGGACAAGATATATTTCATATTTAGAACTATAAAATAAGAAAGGATAAACAATGACAATCAGAAAACATATATTGAATTACCTTTACCAGGTTAAAGAAAGTATTGGAGAAAAGACCTTTAGAACGTCTGATATACAAGACTTAAGCTTTGAAGGTTTACAGAGGTTTGGAAAAAGACTAGGTAGTAGTAGTAGCTATGAACGTGAGTTTCGTAGTATGCGACAAGATAGTATAATTAAAGTTAAAGAAGCTGCAAGGTTGCCTCGCCAAAGACAAGCATCTTGGATATTAACAGACATAATATAGAAAGGAATAAAATGGATAAAAAATATTTACTGCAAGTTGATTCTGATTTATGGACTAAACTAAAAGTTAAAACTGCAAAAGATAATATTACTATCAAACAAAAATTGATAGATTTGATAAAAAACTATGCAAGTTAGAATTATAAATAAGGATATTATTTTGAAAAGAAAAAGAGCCTAATGAAAGGCTCTTGTTCTTCGATAAACAATGAAAGGAATTAACATTAAAACTACCATACAAATATAGATGTATTTGTAGGTAACTTACAAATGAAAGGAAATAAATGACAAATTACTTAAACGAAATAGCAACTGCATTAATGGAGGCTCAAAAAGAGTTAGTAAATGGAGTTGTAAAAAATTCAAAGAATCCACATTTTGGTTCAGACTATGCAGACTTGAAAGCAGTTTTAGAAACAAGTCTTGAAATACTGCCTAAATATGGCTTATCAGTTACACAAGGATCAGAATGGCGAGATGGTGTCTTCCTGGTTACTTGTAAATTAATGCACACATCAGGTCAAATGTTATCATCAGAAATAATGATGCCTGTCAAAGATAGGAAAGGTAACGTAACACCTCATACAGTTGGACAAGCTATGACATATGGTAGAAGATATTTACTAACTGCGATGCTTGGACTTGGACAAAAAGATGATGATGGTAATGAAATGTCTATACCAAAAGATGATTTACCTTTGAATAAATCAGGTAAGAGTTATAGTAAAAAGAAAATACAATTCGATATAAACGAATTATAAATTAAAGGAGTAATTATGGAGTATGATAATACAAACAAAGGTGTTTTATTTGTAAATGATGGTAAAGATACAAATAATCCAGACGATAAAAAACCTGATATGACAGGTAAGCTAAATGTAGATGGAGCAGAGTTTCGAATCGCAGCTTGGAAAAAAGTTGCTACAAATAGTGGTAAAGCTTTCTTATCACTCAGTATAAATTTAGCTGATAATTTAAAGTCTGAAGATGATGGAATGCCATTCTAATGGCTAAACGATTCACAGATACTCAAAAATGGAACAAGTCTTGGTTTATGGACTTAGAGCCTAAAGATAAGCTTTTGTGGATATATATGACCGATTCTTGCGATCATGCAGGTGTTTGGGAAGTAAATTGGAAGCTGACCTCGTTTATGGTTGGCTTCCAGGTTACAAAACTACCAAAAAGCTTTGAAAAGCAAATTATAAAAATAAGTGATAAAAAATATTGGTTAAGTGATTTTTGTGAATTTCAATATGGAACTTTAAATCCTAATGTTAATGCACATAAGTCTGTTATAGGTATTTTAACTAAACATAATATTATAAATTCAACACTTAATCAACACTTAAACAACTCTTCATTAGGAGTTAAAGATAAAGATAAGGATAAAGTTAAAGTTAAAAAGGATGTTAGGTTTAAAAGTCCAAGCTTAGATGAAATTATAAATTACTTTAAAAAAATGAAATATCCTGACTTTAAGAACCAAGCAGAAAAGTTTTATTACTTTTACGAGTCTAAAGGTTGGATGGTAGGTAAGAATAAGATGAGGAATTGGCATATGGCGGCAGGAAACTGGAATAAAAATAATATGGAAAATAATAAAAATAATATTGTAGATTTGAGTGATGAGAAAATGCAGAAAGAAAGACGACAATTTCGTAAACAACAACAAAAATATGAAGAACGATCTGCATCTCCAGAAGAAATTAGAGAAATTATGTCCAAAGTTTCCAAACGGATGGTGGGTAAATGATTACTTTCAAGACTTGTATCCATCTAGGCATGAAACTCATCGAAAGCATGAACGCCAACAAGAGCCTTCAGTCGATAAAAAGCTTAGATACTGTACAAAATGTAAAAAAGTATGGGAAATACCACCTATGTTCATGAATTTAAACAAGGAATTGATGTATTACGATATTACATCATTAGGAAAAACAAAAAAAATATGTAAAAAATGCAAGGAAAACAATGAGTGAATTAATATTATGGAATAAAATGAAAAACGCAGTAATAGAGTGTCATTCTGTAGATGAGATAAAACAACTGCGAGATAAAGCTGAGGCTTATAGGTATGCCTTAAAACAAGCTAAAGAGTCGCCAGAAGTTATAAGAAAGGCAGAAGAAATTAAACTTCGTGCCGAAAGAAGAGCAGGAGAACTGTTAAAAGAAACGCCTAAAGCAAAAGGTGGGAATCCTAACCCCTCACAGCCTGTTAGGGGTTGTGAAACACTTAGTGATATGGGTATTACTTATAATCAATCGTCAAAGTGGCAAAAAATAGCAAACATACCTGAAGAAAAGTTTGAAAATTATTTAGAGGTTGAAAAAGAGCTATCTACTAGTGGAGCAATAAGAGTAGCAAGGCAGATAGAAAGGCAAGAAAAAATAGAAGAAATTAAAAAATCTAATCCTCAAAAGGTTGAAGGTATTTATCAAGTTATATATGCTGATCCACCATGGAAATATAATGATCAACAAAATACAGAAAAATTAGGTGGTGCAGAAAAACATTATCCTACGATGTCAATAGATGAACTTTGTGAATTAGATATAGGTGAAATAGCAGATAAAAATTCTATTTTATTTTTATGGACTACATCACCACTTCTTGAAGATACCTTTTTAGTCATTAATGCTTGGGGATTTAATTACAAATCTTCATTTGTATGGGATAAAGTAAAACATAATATGGGGCATTACAACTCAGTAAGACATGAATTTTTATTAATTTGTACTAGAGGTAGCTATACGCCTCAAAATATTAAACTTTTTGATAGTGTACAAAGTATTGAAAAAACAAATAAACATAGTGAAAAACCTGAAGAATTTAGAGAAATAATAAATACCTTATATCCTTATAGTAATAAAATTGAACTTTTTGGAAGAAAAAAAGTAGACGATTGGGATGTTTGGGGTAATCAAGTATGACATTATATTATGAAAAAATGATGGAAAAAGGAGATAAATATGCTACATTTATCCAAGAATTATATCAATCTAAAGGTATAAATATGTTTTTTTACCAAACTAAAACATTTCAATTTGAAGTTGGAGAAAATAATTTAAACATTGAAATTAAATTAGATTGTAATTATAAAAAAACAGGAAATTTATATATTGAAACTCATGAAAAAACAAATGAAAATATTAAAAATTGGACTAAAAGTGGCATATATAGAAAAGATAAATCTGAAGAATATTTAATTGGAGATTATGATAATTATTGGAAATTTCCAATCCGTACTTTAAAAACTCTACATAAAAAAAATAAATATAAAAATACAGAAACAAAAACAAGTAAAGGTTATCTTTTGCCTATTAATGTTGCAGATAATATTGCAGTTAAATGGAGTAAAAAAGATGATCTATTATTTAGGCAAACTTGATAGTAAATGCGATATGTGTAGTAAATATGGAACACATATGTATAAAGATGATAAAAGTTTAATGAAAGCCATGTTTAAAGAGGTAGAATGGGAAGAACAAATAATTTGTGAGAGTTGTGCTAAGAGAGAAAGTGGTAAGAAACTCTGGGAGAGAACGAAAAGAAAATGAGTCAGGTTTGAATGTGGCTTGGCTCATTTTCGAAATTTACTGGCTGGAAGTTGCAGGATAAAAACTCCAAACATAACAAAGCGGACTGTTCGTCAGTCATTGGTAACTACTTGATAGTGCGGAAGTGTATAGAACTATATTGAGGAGTCAAATCCATATGTATATGTTGCCTTCCGCATCAGTCCGTATAAAGTAGAGGAAATAATGAAAGAAAAAAACCATGTCGTAATAGAAACATACGAAAAGATGATAAAACATTATGAAAAGAATTTAGGCAAGATAACTGATTATAATGTAGAAATTACAAGAGATATGATAGACATTTTGAAAACAAGGCTTTTACACCTAAGAGTTAGGAGAATACCATGTTCACTCTAAGTATAATAAAAAAGTTCCTTATATGGGCAAATTTAGGCTTATATCACAAAAGTAAACCATTACATCAACTAGAAGTGCAAAATGATTCGCCGCATTATAAAATAAATAATTTAAGTGATGGTGAATTGAACGATGTAATAATGAAGTTTAACAAAACATTAGGAGAATCAAATGCCGAACAAATCCAAAGAGAAGGGTAATAGATTTGAAAGACAACTTGTTATGTTGTTTGAGTCATTTAAATTTAAGGCTGTCCGAGCTTGGGGAAGTAATGGTAAGTCATTAGGACTACCTGAAGAAGTAGATTTGCTTGTTGAAGGTCAAACTAAAGTCCAGGCAAAATGCAGAAAGCAAATACCAAAATTTTTAGGTATGACAGATAATGTAGATATGGTAGCGTTTAAAGAGGATCGTGGAGAAACGTATTTAATGATGAGAGCAGTTGATTATTTAAAAGAAAAAAAAGAATTACACGATAAGATATACGAACTAAGCAAGTGAAGTTATTAGACTTGTTTAGTGGTATTGGTGGCTTTCATCTAGGACTTGAACAGTCAGGCTTTGAGTTTGATTGGATAGGATATAGTGAGATAGATAAATATGCCTCCAAGCAATATAAAAGGAGATTTTCAAATGCAACAGAACTCGGAGATGTTACAACTATTCAACCAAAAGACTTGCCAAGCGACATTACAATCCTTTGTGGAGGATTTCCATGCCAAGCGTTTTCGATTGCTGGAAAAAGGCAAGGATTCAATGACACAAGAGGAACATTATTTTTTGAAATTGCACGGATTTTGCGATATTTCAAAGAAACTGGCAAACCAATCTCATACTTTATACTCGAAAATGTTAAAGGCTTACTTAACCACGACAATGGACAAACATTTGCTACAATATACAAAGTTCTTACCGAAATTGGTTATACCATTGAATGCCAACTACTTAATACTAAGTGGTTTTTACCTCAAAATAGAGAGCGAATATACATTGTCGGATATATTGGAGAAGGAAGTAGATCAAAAATATTTCCTATCAGAGAAAGCGATAGAGTATTTGAACAGAGCAGAAAAAAGGAGAGGCAAAGGAGTAGCGAATATTGTTCAACAATAACATCAAATTTACATAAAGGCGTTCATGCTATGGGTGAAACTTATATAAAGGTTGCTGACTTCAGAAATGATGAAGGTTTGAGGATAAGAAAAGATGGTAATAGTCCTTGTTTGTCTACTCGTAAGCACTCTAAAACTGATATATCTACTATGCCACCACTTATAATAGATAAAAATATAAGAAGATTAACTCCAACAGAAGCAGAGAGATTGCAAGGCTTTCCTGATGGATGGACAGACGGTCAGTCTGACACTCAAAGATATAAACAATTAGGCAACGCAGTAAGTGTACCTGTTGTAAAAGTAATAGGCGAAAAAATATGGCGATTGACACAAAAGAATATTTAAAGTATATTAAATCACAACATTGTCTAATATGTGGCGGCACACCTGTTGATCCTGATCACCTAGAAGCTATAGGTATGGGTAATAATAGAAACAAACAAACACCTAAAGATTTCAGTTGTATACCTCTATGTAGAGAACATCACCAGGATAGGCATGGTATGGGCATTAAACGATTTAACGAGCATTATCGAATAGATGTATGGAAAGAAGCATTTAAATTACTAAGGAGATATTTTATATCTTGACTTATATTAGTTATATGTATTATATTAATAATATAAATAATAGAGGAATTATAAAGTGAAAGTTATACCATTAGACAATATGCCATATCAACAAAAACAAGAATATGATGAACTTAAAGAACTTGCATTTGAATTACAGTCTAAGATAAATGATTACAAAAGCAATTATAATATTTGTTGTTATGATGAATTTATTGAATATTTAAAAGATTGCCAAGAAGTAAATGATTTGTATGATTGAGATCAGAGTATTTGGCAAGGTTAAGAATGGTAAGCTTACCTTAAATAATAAAGACGACTTTCAAAACGACTTATATAAGTTGCATGGAGATGTCGTTCTAACTGTAAAAGAACTACCAAAGAAAAAGACTAACAAACAAAATAACTACTATAGAGGCGTAATAGTAAGACTATTAGCACAACATCTTGGTTATTCTGACAATAAGATGCACGAAGTATTAAAGTTTAAGTTTGATGTGCAGTCTACTAGTAAATTATCACAAGATGAGTTTCAGGACTATCTTGATAGAATTATTAGATGGTCGGCTCAATTCTTAGACTTTCCTCTACCTGATCCTACCAGACTTCAAGAATTTTAAGACTTACATTATAAGTGTTGTGAGCTACCTGCTTAAACGATATTGAGTCTTGATCCAATACGCATATAGCAAAACCATCAGGACTAAAGTCGGTTTTATCTGGTTGAAATATAAACCTTAAACTACCACCTAAAGTTTTCTGCATAAATTGAGTAAAAAAACTTGTGTCTTGCCTGAAGGCAAAATCAAATCCATCTTCAGTTGAACCACTTGCAAATTGATCGTATGTATTTGATAAAACATTTAAATCTGACAATATATCGTTATCTAATGTTTCAATATCAGCCATCAAATCTGATGATGCTATGTAGGAAAATTTTAAATCCCATCTTCTTCTACCTGCTCTTCTTTTTTGTACTTTTCTTGGTGTATTTGTATATGTACCCCAAGGCTCAGAATCTCCCCAAGTAGGTGGTTGAGTATAGTTATAGTTTGTTAAAAGATAACCTCCTTTAGTAAACTGTTTGGTTGAGCCGCCATACTCTCTAGTAAGAGTTAGATCCAAGTCAGGTGAATGAGGCATATCATAATAATATCCTGCAGTCAATGCACCTAATTTTAAATTTACATTTTCTTCATTTACAAATCTAAAATCAAAAGATACTGCTAATGGATCTGCGCCTATTTCATTATTACCTGATTTGAGATCTACAAAAGAAAAACCATTAGAATTAATTTGATCTACATTCATATTTATGCTATTAGTATTTTGTATATTTTCTAAAACTGCATAATAATTACTATCATCTTGATAGCTTAAACCCATAGATCCACCTTCTATATTTGGAGAATATATTTCTTTTAAGTTATGATTTAATATTCCATAATAATCAAAAGCATAGTCTGTTGTTTTAAAATTAGTATTGGTGCGTATATTTAGCTCTTTAAACTCTGCATCATTGTACACTTGCAGATATTCTTCCTTTATTATATTTGTTTTGGTAGGATTTAAATAAAACAAATTTCTAATTTGATCTAAATTAAAATTACTTCCAGTTACTACATTTATATCTTCATCCGATAATATACCTGTTGTTATAGCATATTGAAAATAATCTACATAAAATCTTGGCGTACCTACGTTTTGATATTTAGCCATTAATAACCTCCACTACTTCTAGTTGTCTGTCGCGACACATTTCTTGCTACACTTTCTCTTTTAACTACTTTTGTACCTTTTTCTAATTTAGGTATATTATTTTTCTGTATGTAAACCTTTGCTCCATATCTATATCCACCTGAATAATTTTCCCACTCCGATCCTGCATCGTAAGTGCTATTAGTTTTAGACCAAAAACCTAAATAATTATTTGATGGAAAAACATTTACCTTTTCACCTTGATTTGTGGAAGCTATACATTGTGTTATTCTAAAAGAACCATTATAAGTAAATAGAATTTCAGGTAAAACTGATAATTCTAAGCTGTATATTAATATCTTACCATCTGCTAATATTACGTTAAAGTTATCAGGAAGTTTACTTACTACATTTATTTTACCCATAAAGTGTATTTGAAGTCCAACAACTTCTGTATTTTCCTCTAAAACTACCTCGCCATTTCCATATAACAAATTCATATTTATCCTAATATTATATTTACTAAAGCAACTATATCCAATACATCTAAGTTTCCATCTTGATTTATATCTGCTTGAAAAAACTCTTCATCAGTAGGCTGCTTTACTTCCAAAACAAAACTAACTACATTTACTATATCTACAACATCTACATTGCCATCGCCATTTACATCACCTGTTGGAACTACAACATTAGACTCTTCTTGTTGCACTTCTGGCTCTATGACTATTCCTAAATTATTAATATCAAGGTTGTGTAGTTGTATTAGTTTTATATCTACCTTTTCTAAATTCTTGTTGGTTTCATATACCATAAAATATGGATATATTTCTTGTCCATTTCTGGTAATTGATGTCTGTGTGTAGGTTTCTCCAAATATCTTTGTGCCTTGTATTTCCTTGTCTAAAGCAACGACATCACCAACTTCTAAGTTTATATATTTAATTGGTAACGTAAGACTAATTAAATTCTTTTGATTCATATTCCAAGTAAGCAACCAATTACGCAACTGTTCTGCTGTATATCTATCTCTAATATAATCGCTTTCAAAGTTTAAAGTAGAGTCTGAGTCGTCAGTCGCTAAACCATAATACTGATATATACTAGTATTAACATAGTCTGTCGCTAGAATATCATCCGTAGAAAATAAATGGTTACCTTTAGCATAGTCAATGTTAAACAACACTTTTACCTTAGTTTTTACATCTTCTAATTTTGTCCTGTCATATCTGTAGTTAATAATATCTGATTCTTCTATTACTAAGTCTATATCATCGTCTGAGTAAGTATCTTTGACTACATTCCAACCAAAAGTTCCGTCAGCTCTAAATCTAGGAAATGACTTAGTTGATCTTGAAAAATCTTCTATTAATTTTTTGGAACTTATTAGTTTGCTCTGCGTAAAAGCAAAATTCCATCCACTATGTATCTGTTCTATATCGTTAAACTCATCTTCATTAAATTCTCCATCATACTTACACTCTTCTTGTAAAATATGCTGTACTATTTCTCCTGCTTTTTCAATAGGTATTATATCAAATGTAGCAAATTCATAATAATCACTATATTCAGATTGTAAAGTATATTCTTGTCCATCTGATAATACAACTTTAACATCACCATTTGGTATTGTAGGTTCACTTCCTTCCTCCTGCTCATTAGAATAGCTTGTAACAATTCCATCACATCTAAATTGTAATGATATTTCATTACTATTTATTGTTCTAACTATTTGCCAGTCAGTAATATCTATTGTTACTCCTCCAAACGGATTGTTAGGATCAGTTGAAACTTGCTCTTCTACTATTATTTGCGTAGGATAGACTTGTAAATTATCTCTTAATATGTTATATATTGTATTTGCATCTATAACTACAAAAGGATTATTATCAAACAAATACTTTAAGAGTTGTCCTGTCGCTTTTTCTTCTATTTCATTTGTAGACTGTCCAATATCAGGAACTAATTGTAAATTATATATACCTAAATTACCTGTAGGTCTACCCCATACGTTTGCATAAAAATTTTTTTGCAGCAAGTTGTCTAAAGTTCCCATCGCCCACATAGATGATTCAAATATTCTTATTTTGGCAGGAATATCTATATTTGGATAGTGGAGAGTTACATTTTCATTATCATCTTCCTCACGATAAAGTCCTTCTCTTGCAATTTTTGGTAATCCAAGACAATAATAATTAGATTCATTAGGCACTAAAATTGGATGTATTCTTCCTAATGGACTATTACCATCATAACTATTGTATTCAGATTGACTTGTTGCAAAAATATGCAATCTACCATCCTCTTGACTATTTTCATCTACAGGTGGTTTAATAATTTTTGCAGGTATAGGCAAATTGGGATTATCATCATTAGGAAGAAATACGTTTTCAACATTCATTCTAGTATGATCATGATGTATTAATAGACTTTTAGGTTCAACATCTGCAAAAGGTTTTGCTTCTAGCTGTCCACCAAAATTATTTTCTTGAGTAAATACACTTACTAATGGCATTTTAATAGGTAAACCATCACTTGGAACATTATGTAGAGTGTTGTCTAAAATTTGTATTTTTGCTATATACCTTGACCATGTTGAAGCATCATTTATATCTACAGTAACACCAGATGGTAACGAATCAAAATGAAATTTTAAATAGGCAAAACTATAATGTAAATATTTAAAGAAATTTTGTTCTTCTTCTAGCATTTTATAGTCGCCTTCTATTTCAACACAACTATTTGAATTTCCATCATTTATTCTGTTAAAATTTAAATTAGAATCTTCTATAAAATCTTCGCCTTGTACTATTCCACTTTTAAAGGTAAAATTGCTATCCAATCCTTTAGTTTGAACAACTCTTTCTATTTTATTTTCTTTTCTTTCTACTAAAACTCTACCTTTATTTGCAGCAGTATCATTTCGTGCTAATTCTTCTATAGTATCACCTTCTTCATTGAATAAATTTAAAAAACAAAATCCATTATTAGTTACTAGAGTTGAATAGTTTAAATCTCCTTCACCTAAACCAGATTCAAAGTCTATTTGAGTATTAGGATAAATACCAACATAGTCATCATCTACTTCGGCATATAATGAAGTAACGCCAATTTTATTATTTCCAACTTGTAAATTTTCAGGTATTAATTTTGCCAATTCTTTTCTGTCAGCAAAAACTTCTCTTACAAAATCATATTCGTCTAAATCACCATCATTATCTATATCATATTCTCCTGTCGTACCAAATGAAGTTATACAAGGTGATCTATCAACTTTGCCTATTACCATAGGAAAAGGTTTATTTTTAAATTTAGACTTAAAATCTGTTTCGTTTGTTATACTCTCTGGTATATCTTTATGTACTTTTTGTTCTGAAGCATCTTCTACACTTAAAGTAAGAGTTGTGTCAGTTTGAGATATTCTTCTGACTGTACCTTTATAAACTAACATTGCTCTTGAGCGGTCAGTAATGTTTTGTGTTTTAAAATATATTTCTACATCACCATTTATTATATCTGTATAACTATCACTTAAACGTCTACCAAGATATTTAGCATTGGAAAGTGTAATGGTAACAGATGATGTTTTATATTTACGAGTTTCAACATCTACTGACTCTTTTATAGAAGATACGTTTAAAAGTAATGGATCATAACTTAAAGAAGCAACATATGAAGTAGTGTCGTCAGAAAATGATAAATCTACGTTTATAGGTTGTGTTGAAAAATGATTAGCAATTATGCCTGAATTAGATACTATTGTAACTAAAGGTACTACATTGTAAGTATTGCCACCTGTAGCTAAATTAAATTTTTCGTTATTTATCATGACATTCCAAAGTTAGAGCCTTTGCGTACTGCTTCTTTTATTCTCTCTGCAAGTTCTCCTTCTACAAAATCCTGCGACATCACGTTACCTGATATATTAACAGTAACACCTGCCGAGCCAGTTTGATTAATCCTATTCATAGTTTCTATACCTACAGACTCTACTGCACTTCTACTCATTACAAACTCGCCATTTTGAGCAAGAATAGGTACGTTGTCCTCACCTTCAACAACACCACCTGTAGCAAACTTTTGTACTTTTCTATCTTTTATTAAGCCACCTGTATGAGCAGTATTTAAACCTAATGCAAATGTAAAAGGATTTATACCTTTTAAACCTGCTGCAGCTGCAGTACCAGGAAAAATAGCAGTAAGCAAAGCAAACACACCTGCTTTAGCTAATATTTGTGCTGCAATTCTTTTTAACGCTTTTTCTATTTGTCTACCCATATGATCACCATTTAAAGCTGCGTTTGCCAATGCAGTAGACATAGAGTCTATTGAACTTGCTAATAACTTTGTTTGAATAGTTTCTTCTATTATACGCTCACTTCTTTTTTTATCTAATTCTTTTTGTTTTATATCAATTTCTAATTGTAATTTTTTAGCTTCATTAGTATCTCCAAGAGCATCTGCTTGTTTTTGCATAATATCAATTTCAGCTTGTAAAAAACCTAATTCATCACCAAAATTATCTTTTCTTGCTTGTAATAGTTCTATTTCTTCTAATAGTTTTTTATTTGCATCTTTTTTTGCATCGTTCTTTTTCTTTGTTGCTTCTGCTTCTTTTTCTGTATCTTCTGCTATTTTTTGAGCTAATTCATTTCTCCTTGTTTCATTTTCTATAAGTTTGAACAAAATATCTGAATATTCTTGAGTATCCTCGCCTAAGGCTTTTTGTATAAATAACTGTTGATTTAATAATAATTCGTGTTCTTTTTCTAATAAAATTCTATTCTTTTCATTGTCAGATAGTTTTTTGTTTGAAAGTTCAAGTTTTTCTAAAGCCATACCCATTTTAACTGCATTTTCTGAAGCTTTAACAAATACATCTTTATTAAACTCTCCAGTTAATTCTTTAGAAGTGCCTATCAACTTATTCATTGTATCATCCATGTTTTTTAAAACACCTGAATGTTTCAATGCTGCCGCTGTAGCTCCTGCTATGGCTATTGCTGCTATTCCAAAAGGATTTTTCAACATCGCTATAGTAAAGCCTCTCATAGCAACTGTCGCTTTAACTAATCCACCTCTATATAAATTAACAGCAGTAGTTCCTATCGTAGTACCTGCATTAAAAGCTAATATAGAGCCTGTTCCTGTAGCTATAGAAGCTACGAAAACTCTTACATCTTCTGGATCAATAGCCTCTGTAAATGCTACTATTAAATCTGCTGCAGGTTCTATAGCAGGTATAAATGCTCTACCAATAGTATCTGTAAAGTTTGCTAAACTTGCATCAATTCTTTGTAATTGTTGTTCATTCGTTAGAATTTCATCGCCTGTGTCGCCAAACTTTTGTCCTAAAGCAGCTAACTTTGTATCTGCGGCATCTAAAGTAGCATTTAAAAATGCTTGTTTTTTTTGAGTATCTGATAAAGCAGCTACTGTAGTATTATTAGCATCTGCAAAGTCCTTATATGCTTCGTCTGTTTTTACGATAATACCAATATTATCTAACATCAGCCTAGATTGACGACCAATACCAGTAACTAGAGATTCAACAGATTGTCTTGTATCTTTACCTAAAGCTGCACCTAGTTTTTGTGCCTTGTCAAACATAACTGCCATCTCATCAGAGTTTTTAGTTATACCTAGTACCATAGCATTATTTGCTTGTTGGAACAAGTCAAACTCAGACATAGTATTATTTGTTGCACCTTTAAGTTTGTCTAAAGCTATTTCTGCATTTTGCGTACCACCAACTAAACTAGAAAAAGCATCTGACATAGTATCAACTCTTGCGGCATCTCTTGTAAACCTAATTAACTGTCTACCACCTAAAGACATAGCAAAGCTAAACAATAACATTTTATTTCTTAAAGTAGCAAATGATCTTGATAGTCCTGTAGCATTTTTTTGTTGCCTCAACATAGTTGTGTTATGTTGATCACTTACACCTTTAAGCCTAGATGTTTCTCCTTTTAAAGCTGCAGTTGCTTTTTCTAAGTCAATAACAGCTTTTTTAAGCGCGGCATCACCTGTGGCTCTAAATTTGACTACTATGCTTTGTTCTGACATCTTCTATCTTATCCTTGTTCAATTTTGCTAATGTACTCTTAATTATAAATGCTTTTTCTATCCATTTAAAAGGTTGTTCACCATAGCTACCTGGATATGGCTGAATATTAAAATCTTGACAATAGATGTATCTTTGTATATCTTTTTGATTCTCTGAAGAATGAAATAAGTTTTTGCAAGTAAAAAAGGATAGCTGAGCATTAACAGACTTACCAACATCAAAGCTCTTACCCTCACTATTAAACTTTTTCACCTCCTCTACTAATAAATCTACTACTGTCCATACATCAT